TGTATCAACACCAAATGGTATGAATCATTTCTACAAAATGTGGACTGATGCTGAAGAGAAAAATAATCAATATATTCCAATGGAAGTTCATTGGAGTGAAATACCAGGAAGAAATGAAAAATGGAGAGAGGAGACAATTGCAAATACTTCTGAAGAACAATTTAGACAAGAATTTGAGTGTGAATTTCTTGGTTCTGCTGGTACACTCATACACCCAACTAAACTAAGAAATTTAGCACATGTAATACCAATGAAAAAATGGCAAGACGTTGAGATATATGAAGAGCCCTTACCAAATCATATATATACGATGTCTGTTGATGTGTCAAGAGGAGTTGGTTTAGATTATTCTGCTTTTGTTGTAGTTGATATAACAGAAATGCCATATAAGATGGTAGCTAAGTTTAGAAGTAAAGATATTTCACCCCTTTTATATCCAACTATTATATACAATGTAGCAGGACATTATAACGAAGCATATGTTCTTATAGAAATAAACGATATTGGACAACAAGTAGCTGATATTTTACATCAAGATTTAGAATATGAAAATATACTAGCAACTGCTGTAAAAGGTAGAGCAGGCCAACAAATTAGTGGTGGATTTTCTGGTGGTTCTTCTATGGGAATCAGAACAACAAAACAAGTAAAAAGAATAGGTTGTTCTAATTTAAAAGATTTAATTGAGCAAGATAAGTTTATTATACAAGATTATGATACAATTGTAGAACTATCAAGTTTTATAAGTAGAAATGGAAGTTACGAAGCCGAAGAAGGCACTCATGATGATTTAGTAATGTGTTGTGTTTTATTTTCTTGGTTAGCAAAACAAACTTACTTCAGAGATATCACAAATACCGACATAAGACAAAGAATATACGATGAAAAGCTTAGAATGTTAGAAGATGATGCTCTTCCTTTTGCAATAATAGATGATGGACGGCCTGAGGAAGGCGTTATAAATTCACAAGAGGAGATGAATGAATACATCAATACCAGAAATAAAGAAGACTGGTTTATATACAAATAGCATTTTTTATAAATATTGAATAATTCAATAGAACAAATTTGTTATTCTTAAAAGGAGATAAACAATGGCATTTCAAGTATCACCCGGAGTTAATGTAAGTGAAGTTGATCTTACTACTGTAGTGCCTGCAGTTTCTACTACAACAGGAGCAATCGCTGGACATTTTAGATGGGGAACAGTTGATGAGAGAGTATTAGTTGATTCAGAAGATAGGCTAGTATCTAATTTTTATAAACCCAATGCTAATACGGCAGATGACTTCTTTACTGCGGCCAACTTTTTATCATACGGAAATTCACTATTTGTAGTCAGAGTTGTTGACACAACATCTGGCGCAAGCACTCAAGCTATAAATTCAGTAACTGGATCACAAGCGGCTTACATTTCTAATGCAGATTATTATAATGAAACATATTCACATAATTCAAGTAGTGGAGATTGGGTTGCAAAATACCCTGGAATATTAGGAAACAGCTTAAAAATATCTGTATGTCAAAGCAAAGGAGCTTATGAAAGTAGTGTTACAGTAGCACAAACATACTCAATAACTCAAAACACTAAAGAACTTAAAATTAATACTAATTCATTTACACCTACAAACGATTTTGCAGTAGGCGATGTATTACTATTAGGTACAAATAACGAACAGAAAAAGATAGCATCAATGTCTGGTAATACTATCACTTTAGATAGTAATTATACAGGCGACACTTTAACAAGAAGTGCTACAGCTATTACCAGAAGATGGGAATTTTTCAATAACTTTAATCAACCACCAACAACAACTAATTATGCTAATAATGTAAACTCTACTGGAGATGCTTTACATGTAGCGGTTGTAGATGAAGATGGTGAGATTACTGGTGCTAAAGGATCAGTATTAGAAACTTATGAAAATGTATCTGCGGCCAGTGATGCTAAAGATGATCAAGGCGGAAACATCTTTTATAAAGATAAAATAAACCAAGAGTCGAACTGGGTTTGGTGGGGCGCACATAACTCTAACATAACAAATGCTGGTAAAAGAGCGATGGAAAGTAATGATGGTACAGCAAATTCTGGCACACAATATGGTGGTAATGCTTTACCAATTACAAACAGCTTTACACTAGGTAAAGATGGTAATACTCCTGGAGCTTCAGCTTATAACTCTGGTATAGACAGATTTAAATCAACTGAAGATGTTGATATATCTTTATTATTAGGAAGTTCAGCGAATACAACTAGAGCTACACACATTATCAATAATATAGCCGATCATAGAAAAGATTGTGTCGTAGTGGTATCACCAGAAAGAGCAGATGTCGTAAACAATGACTCTTATGAGGGTAAGCAGAGACAAGACATTATAGCATATAGAGATGGATTACCAAGTTCTTCGTATGCAGTAATGGATTCAGGTTGGAAATACATGTTTGACAAGTACAACGATGTATTCAGATATGTACCTCTGAACGGAGATACTGCTGGACTTATGGTTCAATCAGACTTAACAAGAGATCCATGGTATTCACCAGCTGGATACAATAGGGGTAATGTTAAGAACGCTGTAAAGTTAGCATTCAATCCTAATAAAGCAGATAGAGATGAACTATACAAAAAAGGTATCAACCCAGTAGTAACATTTCCTGGACAAGGTACTGTATTATTCGGTGATAAAACAATGTTAGCACAGCCGAGTTCTTTTGATAGAATAAATGTACGAAGATTGTTCATTGTACTAGAAAAAGCTATTGCAACTGCGGCTAAATTTACACTATTTGAGTTCAATGATGCTTTTACACGATCACAGTTCAAAAACTTAGTAGAGCCTTTTTTACGAGATGTTCAAGGAAGAAGAGGTATTACAGATTTTGCTGTAGTGTGTGACGGAACGAACAATACAGGTGACGTAATAGATAGAAATGAATTTGTTGGTGATATCTACATAAAACCAGCACGTTCAATCAATTTTATTCAACTCAACTTTGTAGCGGTGCGTTCTGGAGTAGAATTTTCTGAAATAGTTGGTAAAGCAACATAAATAAAGGGACAGGAGAGAAAATATGGCTTTTAATGTAAACGAATTTTCTGGTGCCCTAAAAGGCGGTGGTGCAAGAAGTTCACTTTTTCAAGTGAATATAACTAATCCAGCAAACGGAGTTGCGGACTCTATAGTTCCATTCATGACTAAAGGCGCTCAAGTACCAGCGGCCACATTAGGAACAATTGAAGTACCTTATTTTGGAAGACAACTTAAAGTAGCAGGTAATAGAACTTATGCGGAGTGGACTCCCACTATTATAAATGATGAAGATATGAGTATAAGAAATGCAATGGAACAGTGGAATCACTCAATTAATAGTGTTCAAGGTAACTTGAGGGCTACTGGTGGTTCTTCACCAGCATTGTATAAAGCTACTGCACAAGTAACTCAGTTTTCAAAAACAGGTGAAATACTTAGAATATATGACTTTGTTGGATTATATCCTTCAGAAGTAGGAACTATCGATCTGGCTTGGGATGCAGAAACCATACAAGAATACACAGTGACATTTCAATATGATTATTGGCAAATTTCAGGTGGTACCACAGGTAACGCTGGCGGAATTTAATTGATTTCGTGAGTCATAAATAGTATAAGACACACGTAAAAGGATATAATATGGCAGAAGAAAGAAAAGGTTTTCTGCGAGAAGCAGTAGAACTATTCGGATTTCGTATAGGTAGGCCCGAAAAAGAAGAACCATTACCTTCATTTGTTCCACAAAATATCGAAGATGGCGCAGTTGCTATCAGCGAAGGTGGAGCATTCGGAACTACAGTTGATCTTGATAATAAAATCAAAAATGAAACTCAATTAATCACAAAATATAGAGAAATGGCTTTGCAACCAGAAGCAGAAAAAGCCATTGATGACGTATGTAATGAAGCTATAATTACAGATGATAATCAATTACCCATAAATTTAGATTTAGATGAAGTTGCAACTGTCTCTGCTAGTGTTAAAGAGATGATGAGAGATGAGTTTGAGTATATTCAAAGACTTTTGAAAATGAATACAAAAGGTTATGATGTATTTCGTAACTGGTATGTCGATGGAAAAATATACTATCACATTGTTATTGATTTAAAAAATCCTAGAGCGGGTATAAAAGAATTAAGATATGTTGATCCTAGAAAAATTAAAAAAGTTAAGAAACCAGTAAGAAAAAATCAACAAGCTCAGACAATAGGAAAAGAAGCTCTTGAGAAAAAAATGGAAGAGTTTTATCTTTATCAAGGAAAAGGTGTAAGTGATAGTACGTCAGGCATAAAAATAGCACCAGATGCTATAGCATATTGTCACAGTGGAGTGTTAGATAATAAAAATTATAATGTTTTGGGACATTTACATAAAGCTATTAAACCTCTGAACCAGTTAAGAATGTTAGAAGATGCTACAGTTATCTATAGACTCGCAAGGGCACCCGAAAGAAGAATATTCTATATTGATGTAGGTAATTTACCAAAACAGAAAGCAGAACAATATCTAAGAGATATGATGGTAAAGCATAAAAATAAACTTGTATATGATGCAAATACAGGTGAAGTCAGAGATGATAGAAAATTTCTTACCATGCTTGAAGACTATTGGTTACCTAGAAGAGAAGGTGGCCGAGGAACAGAAATTACCACATTACCAGGTGGACAAAATCTTGGTGAATTAGATGATGTTAATTATTTCAGACGTAAATTATACGAAGCACTTAATGTACCTATTTCTAGACTAGAGCAAGAAACTCAATTTAATGTAGGTAGGGCTTCAGAAATAACAAGAGATGAGATTAAATTTTCTAAATTTATCACAAGATTACGTTCAAGATTTTCTGAATTATTTTTAATATTACTTGAAAGACAACTTTTACTCAAAGGTATTATGACTTCTGCTGAGTGGAGTGAAATGAGAGATTTAATAAAGTTTAATTATCAAGAAGACAATCATTTCTCAGAACTCAGAGATGCCGAAATATTAAGAGAAAGAATGACTCTTTTACAAGAAGTTGATCAATATACAGGTAAATACTTCTCTAATAACTGGATAAAAACAAATATTTTAAGACAAACAGATGAAGAGAAAGAAGAGATTGCTAATGAAATATCAAATGAAGAACAAGATACACCTGAAGAAGAATAATTTATAAATATGTGAAAGGAAATAATATGGCAGACTACACTACAAAGGACGCAGTTGAACTTGCTTTATCAGGTAACTCTGGTGAGTTTAAGAAATCTATACATGATATTTTATCTGCTAGAGTTAACGATGCAATTGAATTAAAAAAGATAGATGTTGCATCTAGTTTTATGAATAGCAAAGAAGAAGACACGTTGCCGTCAGAAGTAGAACCAGAAGTAGAGGCCGAACAAGAGCCAGAGGAATCAGAAGATGAAACTACAGAAGTTTAGTCGATACATAGAAGAGGCAGATGCAAAAGATTATGTAGCACCTAAAGATGACGATAAAGAAGCTACAGAGTATAAGCCCCGTTCTAAAGGCGAAGAGAAATTTGCAAAAGATCATAAAGTATCTAAGAGTGATGCTGAACCAAAAGGACAAGAACATATATTTAAAGGCTCTTTAAAAGCAGTAAGCGAAGATATAGATTGTCCGATTTGCAATGACGGAGAAAATACTTGTACTTGTGGAGAGTCGCAAGAAGAAAAAAAAAATTTTAACGAAGGAGTATTAGATACACTGCGTAAAATTGTCAAAGACAAGCAGGCATCGAAAGTAAAATTTAAAAATGGTAAAATGATGAATATTGATATGCAAACAGCAAATATGATAACAAAATCATATGACAAAAGAATAACAAAACCTGAGTTAAAGAAAAAAGTTGAGAAAATGATTGATGGAAGTCCAGAAGGACTGATGAAAGTACTAGACATCATGTATAAAGGGTAAGAAAATGGCAGTTACAGTTAAAGGCACATCTACAGCGTTAGCTACAGGAACTACAAAGTTTAAAACATCTACAGCGGTTCATCTCTGTGGACATACTTCTGCTACGACTGTAACAGTTAGAAATGAAGATGATGATGCGGATGTTGGTACAATTAAAATACCTGCTAATGGCCAATTAGTTATTAATTTGTCTATAGGACAAGGACTACGAGGTCCGACAACTGTATTGGGTACTCATGTAGCATCAGGAGATTCAATCTAATGAAACTTATATGCGAAGTAAATGAAGAGGTAAAATACCTAGAAGAAGAAAATAATGGCAAAAAAGGGTTGTACATTGAAGGTATTTTTATGCAAGGAGACATAAAGAATAGAAATGGTAGAATGTATCCGAAAGATGTATTACAAAAAGAAGTAAATAGATACAATAAAGAGTACATCGATAAGAATAGAGCATATGGAGAATTAGGACATCCACAAGGCCCAACCATCAATCTAGAAAGAGTATCACATATGATAACACAGTTACAGCAAGATGGTTCAAATTTTGTAGGAAAAGCAAAGATTATGACTAATACTCCATATGGCCAAATTGTCAAATCTCTAATTGATGAAGGCGCACAACTAGGTGTCTCAAGTAGAGGTATGGGAAGTTTAAAACAGAAGAATGGTGCTAATGAAGTACAAAAAGATTTTTACCTAGCAACAGCGGCTGATATTGTTGCAGATCCTTCAGCACCAAATGCATTTGTAAATGGTGTCATGGAAAGTAAAGAGTGGATATGGGATAACGGAATCATACGTGAAGCCGATATTGCCGATATGCAAAAGGAAGTAAAGACTGCATCAAAGTCTGAATTAGAGAATGTGAAGTTAAAAGTTTTCGAAAATTTTCTTTCAAAGTTATAAATTTATAAATAGATTCAAATTAATAAAGATCAAGAGGAGCAAGTAAATGTCCGATCAAGTTCAAGATAATACACAAGAGGAAGAAATCCTCGAAGATGTAGTTGCTGATCAGGAAGTTGAGGCAGTTGAAATAGATGATGATAATCTAGATGAAGCGAAAAAAGCCTCAATGGGCGATCCATCAGAAATTCCAGATCCAACACCTGTAAAAGCACCAGTACCAAAAACCAAAGTAGGGATGATCAAAGCTATGATGGACTTTGCAAATAAGTCTAAGAAGATGGACGTTGCATCAATGTATACTGCTATGATGGATCCTAAAGCTAAAGAAAAAGATGATAAAGAAATGAAGGCTGAAAAAGCTAAAAAGCCAATGAGAGCTACATATAAGCCTGAAAGTTTAGATTTATCTGCTGATATCAAAGCTTTATTTGGTGACGAAGATTTATCAGAGGAATTCAAAGCAAAAGCTACAACTATTTTTGAAACTGCTGTTTTAACAAAAATAAACGAAGCTTTAACTGAAACAGAAATAGATGTTGCATCCGAGTTAGAGGCAGAGAAAGAACTTGTAAAAGAAGAAATGTCTGCAAAGTTAGATGAGTATCTAGAATATGTTGTCAACGAATGGGTTAAAGAAAATGAACTTGCAATCGAACAAGGTATACGTTCAGAGATTGTAGAAAACTTTATGGTAGGACTTAGAAATCTTTTCACAGAAAACTATATCGATATTCCAGAAGAGAAAGTAGATATTGTTGATGAGATGGCCGCAAAAGTAGAAGAAACTGAAAAAGCTGTAAATGAAGAGATTGAAAAGAATATTGAACTCAGAAAAGAGTTAAATAATCTAAAGTCTGAAAAAGTATTTTCTGAAATGAGTGAGGATCTAACCGAAACTCAAAAAGAAAAATTTAAGTCACTAGCAGACAGTGTAGATTACGATGACGATTATACACAAAAGCTAGAGACATTAAAGAATAACTACTTCCCAAAAGAAGAAGTTGTAGAAAGTAATGATGTATCTGATGAAGAACCTCTAGAAAATTTAGAGGAAGAAACAAAAGTGAACGGCTCTATGGCTGGCTATATGTCTGCTATATCTCGAAGCATCAAAAAGTAATAAATTATAAATATTGATTAATAGGCTGAATAATTAGTTTAAGGGAGACTAAAAATGATTACAAACTCTGATGAACTTCAAAAGAAGTGGCAGCCAGTTCTTGAGCATCCAGATTTGCCTAAAATTGGTGATGCACATAAAAGAGCCGTAACTGCAACCCTTCTTGAGAATCAAGAAAAATCTGCTAAAGAGCAAAACTATGGCTCTGGTGGGTATCAAGCTCCTTCGCTATTGGGCGAAGCGGCACCAACAAACGCAATGGGCGCCTCATCATCTGATGCAAGCACCGGTGCAATTGACACATTCGATCCAGTGTTAATCTCATTGGTAAGACGTTCAATGCCAAATCT